GTACAGCATGGGCATGGCCAAGAAGATCTGCGAGGACTGGGCGAACCTGATCCTGAACGAGAAGGTATCTATCAAGGCCGGAAGTTACGAGGATCGCCTGAATAAAATCCTCGAAGCCAACAACTTCCGCGTCCGCGGAAACCAGCTGCTCGAACTGTCCTATGCCCTAGGCACGGGAGCATTCGTGGAATATCTTGGCGCGGATGGAGATGTCATCATCGACTATATCCGGGCTGACATGATCTATCCGCTATCCTGGGACAACGGGGATATCACGGAGTGCGCTTTCGGAACGACCCGGGTAATGGGCGGCAAAGAGCGGATATACCTGCAGATCCATCGATTTGGCAGGGAAGAGAACGGGGAAAGGTCGGACGAATACTACATCGAGAATAGATATATCGATGCGCAATCAGGAGATGAGATAGATCCTCCGGATGAGATAGAGCCGATGGTCCCGACCGGATATAGCAAGCCATTATTCCAGATCGTATCTCCCAATATCTGCAATAACATCGACCTGGACAGCCCGCTCGGCATATCCGTCTATGCCAACAGCATCGCGCAGCTGAAAGGCTGCGATCTGGTATATGACAGTTACATGAACGAGTATATTCTCGGCCGCAAGCGTATTCTGGTGCCCATATCTGTGGCTAAGATGCAGATGCAGAAAGAAGGTGTTGCAGTGCCCACATTTGACCCCTCTGACTCTGTATATTACCAGATGCCTGCAGACCGCCAGAATGACCTGAAACTAACAGAGGTTGACATGACGATTCGGGCGCAGGAGCATGAACTTGGGATCCAGAGAAGCCTTGATGTGTTGAGCCTGAAGACAGGGATGGGGACGGGAAGGTACCAGTTCGATTCCGCCGGAGTGAAGACGGCAACGGAAGTCATTTCCGATCGGTCAGACCTCTATCAGAATCTTGAGCGAAATAAGATTCCTGTGCGAGCGGCGCTGCAGAACCTTGTCAGGGCGGTATCCTGGCTGGATCAGGGCATGGAAGCGGAAGCAACAGTGGACTTTGACGACTCGATCATCGAGGATACCAACGCTACGATCGACAGGAATATCAAACTTGTGCAGGCTGGGCTCCGCTCCAGATTCACGGCAATCAAGGACATTGAGAAATGCTCTGACGCGGATGCGCAGAAAGAGCTGGATCGTATTGCGGGGGATAATCAGATAACCGGCCAGGACATTGACTGGACACGGGAAGACGATCCGGACGATGAGGGAGAAGGCAGCGAGGAGGAGGATGCAGATGAGCCTGAACCTGTTAAGGAACCAGCAGGCAGCGGAGAGCATTGACGGCATCTACAATGACCTGGAAGCGCAGCTGATGCGGAACATCGCGCGTCATCTTAGCGACTGGGACCAGCCCATTGATACGGACCGATGGCTGCTGCAGAAACTTGCGGAAATCGGCCGGCTTAATCAGGAGAATGTCAAGACAATCGCGGGAATGTCAGGGCTTAGCCAGACGGCGGCCCAGCGGATGCTGATGGATATGGCCGAGGAGGCAGTCAAGGCAGTCGACCCGGGGCTTAGGCATCTTGCACGGATGGGGCTGGCCGGAGAAGCGGTAGCGCCAAGCAAGAGCAGAAACGTCAAGCAGGCCATATCAGGCCTGAGAAGGCAGGCCAAGGACACGCTTAACCTCTGCAATACTACAATGCTGTATAAGGTCCAGGATGCATATAAGGGACTCGTGGGGGATATTGGGGCCGAGGCGCATCGGATACTGGGAAGCGGGGCAGCCGGAATAGTCGGAGGCGCGGAATCGCGCCAGCAGGCCGTGCGAAAATGCATCCAAAAGTTCAACGAGAAGGGCATACCGGCCTTTGTGGACCGCCGCGGGCGGGAATGGACTCCCGAAGCCTATGTCAATATGGCCATGCGCAATACCGCAAAGCAGGCAGCGGAAGAAGTGCAGGATGCCCGGTGCAGGGATGCGGAAGTTAATCTGATACAGATTGATTCTCATTCCGGAGCGCGCCCCAAATGCGCAAAAGATCAGGGCAAGATATTCTCCCTGGATAATACAAGCGGCGAGACGGAGGATCTGAATGGGCGGAAGATCAAGTACTATCCGTGGAACTCTTCCAGTTATGGGGAGCCTGATGGAATCCTTGGGATCAACTGCCGTCATCACAAATGGCCGTTTCTCCCGGGGGTTAATATACAGCGTTATTTTCCTACGGAGGATATAGATGCAAACAATAAACTGTATAAGGAAACCCAGATCCAAAGGGCCTTGGAAAGGGATGTGCGCAAGCAGAAAAGGGAGTGCATGCTCTATGACGAACTGGGGGATAAAGAGGCTTTTGAGCAGGCCTCCCTGAAACTTAAGGAGAAGGAGTGGAAACTAAAGACCTATGTGGAGGGAAAAGATCATCTGCATCGCCGCAAGGATCGGGAGCAGGTGGTTGGATTTGACAAGAGGGTATCGTCAAAGGCTGTGGCTGCTGAGAAGGGTGCAAAAAAGAAATATGCAGGCAAGCATATCGAATCCGTATCTGCGTTGCAGAATGCAGGAAAATCGGGTATAATAAAGGCAGAAAGGTTTGAGAGCCGTGTCAAGGCAGACAGAATGCTGCGCCCAGAGACGGAAAAACTATGGCCTAGGCTATCCGAGCACGAGAGAGAATCGGCTTACAGATATACGGAAGGATCCGGGGAATTCAACAGGCCGATGAGAGGATACGACGGAGACTGGCATACCTACGTAGGAGTAGGGAAGGTTCCGCTGGACAACGAAGGAGCGGAGAGGTACATACGCGGACTTCAAGAAGCAATCGATAAGTCCGAACTGCAGCATGATATGTGGCTGTTCCGCGGCTCTGACAAGCAGTCGCTTGCAGGGCTGCTGGGCATAGATAAGGAAAAAATAATACCATCCAAGGCTGACGCATTGAATAGAAAGTTTGCCGGACAGCGATTACAAGACCCGGCATTTTTCAGTACTGGCGTTGCCGCGGACTCGGGTTTTAGGGATGCGATATCCTATGAAGTCCTGGCTCCTAAAGGGACACATGGCATATATGCGGAGCCTTTTAGCGCTTATGGCGGGACGAACACATTAGGAACCTGGGATGGCAGACAGCGCAGCCAGTCTGTGGGAACTGAAGCAGAGTTCATCTTGCAGGCGGGGACTCGCTTTAAGATTGTTGAGATTAAGAACGTAAATGAAAAAATCACGGTAGTGATGCAGATATTAAAGCAAAGGAAGTGATGATCAATGGGTAGCAGACTAAATGAGTTAAGGCCGATGGCGGGCATGAGGACCTGTAACGAAAAGAAGATGGCATGCCGGTATTGCTCTTATGCCGAGCAGGGGCACATTGGACGCGGGGAATGCAAAGAATATCCAGATGGAAAGCCGGATGATGTGTACTTCGACAGTGCGGATTGCCCGAAGTTTAGCGAGGGAGAAGACCTCTTGCCATATGAAATCGAGATATAGATACCGCTAGTCAGTTGTGATTAGTGGTATTTTTATACCCATTTTTAGGAATGTAAGGAGGTGGTATTATTTGATTGCTGTAACTGTAACCCAGACAGGCATAACAGTAGATGGCCATGCAGGATACGCAGAAACTGGAAATGATATCATATGCGCGGCGGTATCCGTGCTTGCGCAGAGCCTCATTCACGGCCTGGAGGCACTTACGGATGACTGCATCTATTACAGAGTTCAGGCCGGGCATATCGAAATAGGCTACGAGAATCTATCAGAACAGGGAAGGCTGCTGGTGGATTCTTTTTTTATTGCTATCTGCGACATACAGGAAACTTATGGAGACAGGTATGTCCGGATTATATGAGTCCATACCCTTGCTGGTGACGTTAAACTGCATGAGAAAAGCCATACGGGCGAAGAAAAACGGAGGTAGAAAGATGAAGCACATGAATATGAAGGAAAGATTCTGGCCAATGGAACTGCAACTGTTTGCAGAAGAAGGCTCTGACGGCGATGACGCCGGGGGTGACGACCCGGCCGGAGGCGATGATCCGGACGAAGGCGGAGAGGGCAGCGAGGAGGAGGATGCAGATGAGCCGAAGTATACCGAGAAGGATATGGAGGCGGCGATCAAGAAGCGGCTCGCACGCGAAAAGCGGAAATGGGAGAGACAGCAGAGAAAGCCCGAAGATAAGCCGGCAGGCGGTGATAGTAGCAAGGATGGTGCTGGAGACGGGGGCGAAAAGGATGCCGAGACAGAGGAATTGAGGCGGAAGGCCGAAAGGGTAGAGGAAATGGAACTGAAATGGACCTGCCTGGATCATGATGTGGACAAGGCCTGCGTAGATGATGTGCTTGCGCTGGCGCGGGTTCATATGGCCAAGGATAAGGATTCCGACATCGAGGATGCTATTGATGCGGTGCTTAAGAAGTATCCGCAGTTCAAGGCATCATCCCGATCTTTGGATGATGCCGATGATGCCGAAGGAGCAAGAGGCAAGGCCTGGGGACAGAGACAGAGCGGAAGGAAGAATAAAACTTCCGGAGTCGAGGCTGAATTCCTGAAAAAGAACCCAGGACTTAAGATTGATTAGAAAGGATGAAGAGAATGA